AGACAATCTTGGCAAAATACAAGCAGAGAAGTTTAAAGACTTAGAAAAGTTAATTATACCTCTACTCATTAAACTTGCTAAATCACCCGAGGCATATATTCATTGGCCTAATCGTGCAGAAGTAATTGAAGCACAACTCAAAAAAATAGTAGCAATCACAAGAGGTTAATCCTCAATAACGCTTGACAAAAGCGTCATACTCTGATATAATATATCTAATATATTAAGAAAAGGAGTAAGAAGTGGCAAAGACTGCTAAAAAGAAAGACCCAACACTAACTGGATTCACTACTGAGAAACCTAGTTTTATCAAAAAGTGTATTCACACATTCAAGTGTATGTTCAACAAAGACTGCGAGAAGATTGCTAAAGAAGAACTTTCTGAAATGTCTAAATCAGAACTAGAATTGATGGGTCGTAATAACGGTATTGAATTGGACAAACGCAAGACTAAAGCAGTTCTTGTTGATGAACTATACGAGGCGCTGTAATGAGTGATGATTTAAACACTTTGATGAGAAGTAAATATAATATGAAAACATTTACACATACACCAATTACAAACACACATACTATACCAGAAGTGTACACAGAAACTATCAATCGGCAAAGATTCTATGTAACACCAGAAGGCAACAAGTATCCTTCTATTACGACTGTTCTTTCAGGCAGAGCAAAAGAAGGTATCAATGCATGGCGTAATAAAGTTGGTGAAGTCCAGGCAAATAAAATAATGAGAGCTGCTGCTTCACGAGGCACCGCTGTTCATGAACTTGCAGAGAACTATTTAAATAATGACGAACTAAAAAATCAAGAGGTATTACCACTCTTTATGTTCACTCAACTGAAGCCAGAACTGGATAATATAAATAATGTTGTTATGCAAGAAGGCGGACTCTATAGTGATAAGTGGGGTATTGCAGGTCGTGTTGACTGTATCGCTGAATATGATGGTAAACTAACCGTTATAGACTTTAAGACATCTACAAAAGAAAAGAAAGAAGAATGGATTGAAAACTATTTCATTCAATGTACTGCCTATTGTGAGATGTTTGAAGAACGATATGACCAACCAATCGACCAGATTGCTATTCTAATCGTATGTGAAGATGGCGCTGTACAGACTTTCGTAAAAGATAAAAAAGACTATGTGCCTTTGTTACAACCAGCAATTGATGAATTCTGGAGTGAACAAGATAGTCAACCGAATTCTCATTGACGGTAATGGAGTAAAGGTGATGGACCTGGGTTCGACTCCCAGCATCTCCACCAAAAGTATTTTGGTCATCCCTAAAATATTTTTGAGGGGGATGAAATGGACTTCGACATTGCTATTGAAAGATTACAAGAGAGGATAGTCCTAAGACTTTAAACTAAAAATAAAAGCAAACTCTAACCAGTACGCTTTAGCAGCTTAGGCCGCTAAGGGGGTTGCCAGTACCTTCTAACCAAAACTGGCACTTACATTAACTAAAAGGTGAAAAATGACATACTTCTGTTTCGGTAATGGTAACTCAAGAAAAGATTTAGACCTCGACAAATACAAACAACACGGCACAGTAGTTGGTTGCAATGCGATTTATAGGGATTTCACTCCTGATATTTTAGTTGCATTAGATACAGGAATTGCTCATGAAATCTATCGTTCAGGATATGTGTTTAAAAATACTACATACTTAGGATATTGGACGCCAATACCAATGATGGTCGTTGATGATTTATTAAACGCAGAAACGGGACCGGTATCACTCTCACCATCAGATTTAGATTTTACTCATGAGGCAGTTTATCACGGCGATGAAAATGAAAAGGGTATAACATATGTAACAGGAGTTCTTAGACCTGATAAAGTGATAGACATAGGACCAGGTATAGATGAATTTGCCTATGTAACAGGAACTCGTGCAATCTATTTGGCGTGTGAACTCGGTGCAACAGAAGTTTATATTATTGGTCATGATTTATATTCAATGAATGATAAAATAAACAATGTTTATGCTGGCACTCGTTTTTATCATAAAGAAGATTCACCATTTAAAAGACCTGATAATTCAGAAAAAGACGATTTAAATCACTGGATTAAGCAACATAAGAACACATTCGACACATTTAAAGACACAAAGTTTTATAAAGTAACCCCAAATGCTATTGGAACAAGTCCAATAGATGTCATCATACCAGAGTGGCATGATTGTAATAATTTAGAATATATTACACAACATACGCTTGACAAACAATTCAACATATAGTATAATAGAACTATGAAAATGATAATCACACCAAACAAATTTGCACTACTAATAGAAGAAACCGTTAAGACTAAAAGAATGAGTTATATAGATGCCATTCTTTGGTATTGCGAGAATAACGGAATCGACCCAAGTGATTCTAAAAAATTAGTAAATAAAGCATTGAAAGAAAAGGTAACCTATGAGGCACAAAATCTTAACTTACTAAATGTAGACAAGGTACCACAACTCCCTATATGATTTCAAAATTTGCAGTAGTATCTGCTATACCGGCCGAACTAATTGGCTTTCCAGAAGAGGAATGGGAAAGTCAACTTCTGTATACTGGAGTTGGTAAGATTAATGCTACCAAATCGCTTATGCATTTTGCAGAACATTTGAAAAATTACAAAATGGCGGTCATTAATTATGGCACAGCGGCAAAAGTTAGTGATAAGGTTGAAGTTGGTAAACTCTATGAAGTTACTAGTTTCATACAGAGAGATATGGATGTAACACCCTTAGGATTTAAAAACTACGAAACACCATGGGGAAATAAAAACATATCATTTCTGACTACAACTTTAGATGGTATTAGATGTGGCACCGGCGATAGTTTTTATCTGCATGGCGAAGCAAAACAAAACGACTATGATATAGTTGATATGGAAGCATATGCCTTGGCGACTGTGTGTAAAGATTTCGAAATACCATTTCGTTCTTTTAAGTACATTTCAGATGCTGGCAATCCTGAAGAATGGAAAGAAAATGCATCAATGGGTGTGGATTTATTTGTTAAAAAATTAAATGAGATAACACAAGGAAAATGAATGGTTTCGAAGTATATAAAGTCTATCTGGCAATCAAACTCCATTTTACAAGTAAAAACCAAAGCTATGACTTTCATAAACACGGCGGACGAACAACTGCACGATTGGAAACATTTACTAAAAGAAGGGATAGGTATTTCTTTCATAAGCTTTCTAAATCTTATAACGATATCACTATTATTGATTACTTTGTTAGCAACTTTGTTACTAATACTAACTTATGGGTTGGTGACATCATTGGTCAGTCTGGTGATGACCACTATAAAGAATGGTCGAAAAGATTAGAGGCATTACAATATTATTATGAACAAGACATTGACTATTTGTTAGAAAGAATGACTGTAAACAAAATGAATTTTGATGATATATTTACATCTGTAAAAGGCCAACACCCACCAATATTGAAAATGGTATTATCTAAGAAGATTGCCTTTGAAACATTTTTGATATTAGAAGATATACTTTCGTTCTCAAAACGATTGAATAAAGATATTTCAGAAACGGTCTTGTGGCCTAAACTACACGATAGAATGGTGCGATACAGACCTTTTTTAAAATACAATGTTACAAAGTATAAAGTGGCATTAAGAAAGAAACTAAAGGAGTTATAATGATACTTAAAATAATAGGATTCTTTACCCTTGTTTATCTCGTAGTTGAGTATATGCCTTTAATACTAGAAACAACAGATAAATGTTTAGGAAACGCTTGACAATGGAAACAAAATAGTGTATAATATACTATATGCACGAAAATCTAATGCATAAAAATGTTATAAATATAAAGGTGCGATATATACAGCACACAACGATACAATAATAATACAAATACAATAATACAGGAGAAATACAAATGGCAACAAGCCTATCAGCGTTAAAACGCTCAAACACCTTAGACACCCTAATGGGTGAACTACAAAAGGTTGCAGAACCCCAAAGACAAACAAACTCATATCAAGATGATAGATTCTGGAAACCAGAACTAGATAAGTCTGGTAATGGGTATGCTGTTTTTCGTTTCTTACCAGCAGTTCAAGATGAAGATTTGCCTTGGGCAAGACTATGGTCACATGCGTTTCAAGGACCAGGTGGTTGGTTTATTGAGAATAGTTTAACTACTCTTAATCAGAAATGTCCTATTAGTGAATCTAATAGTTTACTATGGAACTCTGGCGTTGAAGCCGATAAAGAAATTGCACGAAAGAGAAAGCGTAAACTTTCTTATACTGCAAACATTATGATTGTTAGTGACCCTAAACATCCTGAAAACGAAGGTCAAGTTAAGTTATATAAGTTCGGTAAGAAAATCTTTGATAAGATTACCGAAGCGATGAAACCTGAGTTTGAAGATGAATCTCCAATTAACCCATTTGATTTTTGGGAAGGTGCAAACTTTAAATTGAAAATCAGAAAAGTTGATGGATATTGGAATTACGACAAAAGTGAATTTGATAGTCCGTCTGCAATCGCAGA